CAAAGCCAGGCTGGTATTTGGACACTCTGGTTACTGATGATGGATTCAATGCTGATTACGAATGCGTCCAAAGCTTTATATTAAGCAGGAACAAGGTGCCTAAGTATTTCGCAGCCAACATACATGCACAAAGTATGCTAACTAAAATAGAAATTGAACCTGAAATAGTGGAAGCTGTTAGCACTTTAGAAGAAATTTCTGAGGAAGATGCAAAAAACATGATAAATGAATATAATGACTTTATTGATCAATGTAAAGTTTTGGACAAGAACTACAATACAGAAAGATTTTTAGGTGTTGATTCTTACTTTAGAAAAGTATTGAGTGTTAAAACAACTTTATCGACCATCTTCCCTGACAGTGCATTAGAGAGATGTCCCAATCATGGTTACTTCATAAATTATGAGAGTAAAATATGCCCAATTGAAGGGAAAAACATGAACTTGTTATGCGGAAGTAGTGGACTTAAGAATTTTTATGATTTTAGTAAGATTGGATTTTTGGATGTTGACAAGGAAGCTGAATTCATTGTCAATGATTATGAAAGTAACAAGAAATTCCAGATGTACACACATAAGGTTAGTTTCAATACGAAACTAATGGAATTGAGCCAAGCCGATTTCACTAGCAAAAACACTTATAATAAGAGAATATTTAATAGAAGTGAACTAATTTCATTTTTCAAAACTTACAACATAAAGCCTATAGAACCAGTTAAAATTAAATTTCATAAGACCAATGAAACAGTGATTTTTAAAGCATGTGATGTTGAATTTACAAGTCCGATAAATATACATGTTTTGAAAGACAAATGCTACTGGAATTTGTACACCATAGGGAAAATTGCTACTTCAGAAATATTGGTGGAACCAAACAGCGTAACTAAACTGAGTGGAGCAGCTGGGAGTGGAAAGTCTACACAAATTATTAGTTACTTAACCAAATTCAAGCCCGGTCTCACATTGATAGTAGTGAAAAACGCTGAACAATTTGAAGATTGGAGTAAACTAACAACTAACTACAAACATTCTTTCTTTGTCAATTATTTAACCGGTTTAACAAATGTTAAAATGGAAGTGGAAAATATATTGTTCGATGAGGCACAAAATATGAGCCTATTTGAATGTGTACTGTCTTGCAACAGGATTAAGTATAACAATTTAATTTTACTTGGGGACCCATATCAAGTAATAGATGATTTTGCAAGTGGTATCAATGATATATTTCCTGAATATAATAGTTCTTCCTTGAGAGGAATGACTTGGCACAGAAATTTGTGCGTAAGCCACAGAGTACCCAAAGCTATCAGTGCGGTCGTTAACAAACTGATACCTGAATTTAAAACTGACAGTACTGAAACAGGAGATTTCATTACCATTGGACTCGAAAGTGTAAATGCTATCACGCTCACAAGAGCCATGATAGGTGTTAAAGCCCAGGCAATTTTAACAACTAATAATGAAACACTCTCTTTAGTCAAAAGTGTGGTGAACTTACCAACATACACTGTTGCTAAATTTATAGGTCAAGAAGTGGATTATGGGGTTCTGATTTTAAACAGTAATGATAGTTACAGTGACAATTTGAATGTTCTTTATGTAGCTTTGACACGTTTCAAGAAAGAAATAACTGTAATTTATGACAGAAACATAGTTAAAAATAGTGTTCACATTAGGAAAATACTATCCTCAGCTCCTGGGCTAAGCAACAAAGGTGGATCACAGCCATTTAAATTTGAAGGTGAATTTTTAGAATTCAGAGATAAAATAGCAAAACTAATTAAATGGTTGTTTAATTGCTTCAAATCTGCTAATATATTTATATTGACAAAAGCCATCAAAATTATTAAAACACAATTGCCTGAAATTTATACAATTTTAAATAAGTTTCTTCATGGTTGGTTAGATTTAATACTATATTATTCACTTTCACATGGTACTGCTACTATGTATTTGGATGATAAAGAAATTAAATTTACGAATGGTAAATCTGAAAAATTTGGTTTTGATTTATTAGAGGATGGTTATGTTAATGATGGGGAACTTATTATTGAAAAAGATTTCATAAACTACAAGTTTTATTTGAATAAAGTAGAAGTTAACTTGGATGATGACACAATTTTCTACATGGATGATGATATGGCTGGTAATGGAGAAACTACTGCGGCTCAGATATTAAGGCTGGTGAATAAGGACAGAAACAAGAGGTTTGCAAAGATGTTATCTCCTATTGGACATTATACATTCGAGGTGGTAGATAATATAATTAATAATATTGATGATGCTTTGGATAAAATTAAACTTTTCTTCACTAACATGTTTGAAAATTTGTTAGGTTCTCTGCTCGATTTGATGACTAACACCAGAATAGAAAGGGATTGGTTAGATGGAAATGAAGAAACTATATTCAACTTCACAGATAGTGAGAGTGACCAGGGAGGTAATGGTTTCTTCCTTTGCGGACTGCTTAAACCTAGATCACCCGAAATTAGATTTTCTAGTTATGAACCTGATGGTAGCAGATATACAAAGGAGGAAATTATAAATAAATTGGAAGGGCATGATGTTGAATTTAAAATTAATCAATTACCAATGTATTGTTTGGGAACAGGGGATCAATTGGAATTAAAAGCAAAATTTCTAGGGATGGATGATGTTGCGGAGAACATTATTAATACAAAAGAAAAAATAGCAGTTTTGTTTAATGAAATGTATATGTTGAACCCAGAAAAGGCTCTTGAGTGTTTAAGTAAGACTGGATTAAGTATGGCGGATAAAAAGGATTTAATAAATAAATGCCCTAAAACAAATTTTGCCCTGTTGAAAGTAAGGTGTGTAAAATTTATCATTAAAATTTACGAAGCTATTAAAAGATTGGCATTGAAAAGTTACAATTGGTTCATGGGCATTAAAGGACAAGTTGGTTTAATTGGAAACAAAATTAAGATGCGATTATCTTATGAAACTGTTAAATTGACAATTATGAATCACCCTGAATTACAATATGATAAAGCAACTAACAAAATTTGTTTTAAAACCCCATTTCTTAATTTAAAACCGACAGTCATTTTTGATAATAAATCAAAAATTATAAGCTTCAAGTACATGCTTATGAAAGCTGAAGCAAAATTCAATGATGACGGGATGGAGTTCAATCATAACTTGCCCAATTACTTGGCAGACTTGATTATAGGGAAAATAGAAAACCCTGAAATGGGTGGTTTAAGTGGTGAAATTGAAGACTTAATTCTTTACATTAAAAGAATATTCATTAGATTTTATTATGAAGTATGTTTCTTTTTCAAAGCCACAAATAAAACCTGTTACACATTGGTTCAAGATGATTTTAAAAAAATTTATGAATGGGCATTGAACAATACGGATTCCATGGAAAATAATGGTATGTACTACTGCAAAGGTAGAATGGTGTTTATGAAAACTAATTCCAGGGGTCGAGTCATCAAAATTGTAATCTTTGGCAATGTCCCTAATGATCAATTATGTGAAGATTTAATTGCACTTAACACTAAAATACACCCAGTAAATAATTTTATTAATGTTTTAAGAAGGTCAACTAGTTATGCTGATTTCTTTGATTATTATAAAAATAAAATTAAAGTACATGAAGGAGGTATGTTAACCATTAATTTAGGTGAACACGATTTTAAGGAAATAATAGTCACCAGTTCCATTAACACTATAAATAGAATATTGAAAGGGGAGATTGATGAAAGTTTAATTGAATTTATTCATGATGTTAATAGCAACAACTTTGAATTTTCTTATTTAAACATCAAAAGGTTGATGTCAAATGGTGATGGTTTAATCACTAAGTTGAGTGGTGTTTGCAAAGCAATGTGGATTCAATTTAGAGATATTATCAATAAATTTCTGGAATATGTTGCCTCTTTTTTCAAATCAGATGATGAAATTGATCCGTTCTCTAATGATACTATAGATGAACATTTTAAATCAATTATAGAATTAATAGATCAAAATGAAGAACAAAAATTTAATTGTGATAAAACAGAACAAGAAATGTTTTATGGTAATGGAGCCCACATATTAAATAAAATTTATAGAATTCTCAAAAGGATTGTTAAGATGATTCAAAAATTTTTGTTGAAGGTAATTGGTTTATGTGGTATTGACTTTAAAATATCAATAAAAGAACACAGATTAAATCAACTAACTGAAGTAATTAAAACTATAAATTTCACTGGAATCACTAAGTTGGAGTGGTTTAAAAATGAGTTTAATGAAATAAGAAGTAATTTAGAAGGTGATTATTACTTAATAATAAAAAGAGGTATTCCTTTAGTGTGTCAGGTTGAAAATAACATAGTTGTTAATTACAAAATCATAAAATTAAATAATGAACAAAAAGTGAAATATTTTCCTAAAGTCATTTTGGAACCAGAAATAGGGGGACATGGTTACTCCAAGTCAATTAACAGATTCTTATTATTTCAAACCATGACAAGAATGAACAATGATTTTAAAGATAATGTCGGAGGTTTAATGGAATTATTAACTTTTATTCCACACGATTCTGGTTATATTTCTAAATATCAATTGCTGTATGGTAAAGCCCAATTTATACCAAGCAGTTACAACTCAGTTAAAACAGAATTTTTCAAGCAAATTATAGTTTATTTACCCACTGGTTGTGGCAAAACTACATTAACTAATAAATTGAGTCAAAAAACTCTCAATATTCAAGACAACATTTTAGAATTTCAGAATATTTTGGATATTGATGACATTCTTAACTGGCAAAATTTTTTAAGTTATGGTGGTGGGTCATTAGAGGAACATGTGAACAGTATCATGAAGGATTCAAGTAAATTAATAGCTTTAAAACATTACCAGTTAATTTTACTGCACAGTCCACTTGAAAAGCCTAAAGATTTTAGGGGTTTTGAAGTTGGTTTTATTAACATGCCTGATACTAAAGGAAATATTCTAAAACAAAAAGTAAGAACGGTTCAAGAAAACCAAATTAAACAGGGTAAATTTCTAAAATATAATATGAAGAAAATAAAAGGTAACCCATACATTGAAATGAACCTAATAGTCGGCAAATTAATTGAAGAAAAGTTTGCTTTGGACCTTGCAACTCAAACTTTTCATCTTGCTGTTGACAATGAAATGGATGATTTGGATTTTTACAATAATAAATGGGTGCTTGAAAGAGAATTTGTTGAAACTAATAGAAGTCAAAGAATTAATTTGGGGCCTGGAAAACCAAAAGAAATGAGTCAAACTGTCACATACATAGACAAACCACCAACATTAACAAAACCTAGTGATTACACTAGTAAAATGGCTTTACACAAAGTGCTGCACAGGAAAATGCATGCTATCAAATTATTGAGAACACAAAAACATCCAATTGAAAACACATTTGAAGAATTCCAACAAACATACTTTCATTTTACTGCTAGTAAATTGTTGGATGATTACTCAAAAAACCCAATAGGCATTCAAATAGACTGGGTAAGAGAATGGTTAACAGGTAGACCTTTTAAGAAAATTTTAAATGAATTTAGAAGGGGTGTAAATGGAAATGAAAGCTATAATTTGGTAATGAATAGGGTTAGAATTTTACTTAAAAAAGAAAGTATAACAAAAGGTGATTTGTATAATTACATGGGTGAAATAACCAACCGAATAGTACTATGGAACCCATATGCTATAAGTTTAATATATGCTCCAATTTTCTTAATGGCAAAACATAGATTTAAACAATTATTAAAATCCAATATGATTTACTGTGAAGAAATGACAACTAAAGACATTTGTGATGTTTTGAATAAACAAGAAAAACACTTAAATTACAGTTTTTTTGAAAGTGATCTGAAAAAACAGGATCGGCAAACTGATGAGCACTCTTTAAACTTTGAAAAACTCATGTATGAAAAATTAGGCGTTGACACTGGGCTGCTAGAAATTTATTTCCAACAACATCATAACACCACAATAAATGTCAGAGGTAATATTAAAACCACTTTAGCACCAATGCGTCATACTGGACAAACAACAGTAGGTTTTGGAAATGTTATCAATACCATGCGCACATTATTGCACTTAACTATGAAAACTCAGTGGGATTGGTTTTTAATTTTAGGTGATGATGTTCTAATGCATTTAGATTCATCAAGCCTAAAATTAGACCACTTACAACAAAGAGTGGCTGATTATGAAAACCAGGAATTGACAATTGAAATTAATGAAAAACATGGGACTTTTTGCCAGTTTATAATTTGTGAAAATTTTGAAGGTAATTATATAATGTGCCCAAACATAGTTCGACTAGAAGACAGATTTAGAAGTTTAACAAGCAAACGATCAGATGCAGAAATCAATATAATCACTAAAAGTAAAAGCTATTTATACATGATTGGATATAACAGGTATACAAAACCAGCTTTTGCAAAATTTCATATGATTTCCTTTGTAGATCAACTGAAAGTTGATGAAATAATTTATGCCAACACGTTATTACATAAGTGTGTGAGTGAAGACATAACCATGAGGTTGAGAAATTTAGTAAATAATATAGTTAATCCAGTGTTCAAAGAAACCAAGTTTATATTTGAATTTGGTAAAGGTAAATACTAAAATAATTAATTTATTATAGTGGTTTTAATTTTG